CATCATAAAATTTTACAGTTGGATTTGTTGAGAAGTTAGAACCACTAATTGTAAATGTTGAACCAGCAGCACCAGTAAATGTTGTTGGTGTTACTGATGAAACTAGTGGTGTAGCAGCTAGTGGTGTCCATGCTCCTTCTGAATATATTTCTAAAGCATCTGCATCAGTATTAAATCTCATCATTCCTTCTGCAGGGCTAGAAGGTCTTTGTGCTGATGTTCCTGTTGGTAAACTAAAATATCCTGTAGAGTCTGTAGATGAATCAAATATTTCTGCTGATGCTATATCCCAAGCAGATCCAGTCCAAATATATAATTTTCGAGTATTAGTAATATATGCAATATCACCTTGTTCATTATCTAGCAGTGGCAAATAATTTGCATAAGGATAAACTTTAACTGAAGACACTGCAGCTGTTCCATCTGCTGCTACAAGTGTAGCTGTACCCGCTACATCTTGAATTTTACGTTTAAAGTTTGGTGTTCTTTCAATATATGTTGCCATATCTTGTGGCACAAATTTACTATTAGTAGCATCATATACTAAACACATCTGATCAACCATACTTGGGATTGGTCTTATTTCAACCGGTGTTGAATGACCGTCTTGTGTATGTTGTAAGTAGATGACATAGTTGCCGTCAGCATTTGTTTCAACTTCTAAATCTTTAACTTGAATAGTGCCTTGCATTACAGAATGATTACCACATTGATAATATAATGTATCTGGTGCATCATTTGGTACTACAATTGTAACTGTACCAGAGTCTGTTCGTGATCCTGTAACACCATTTGTATATTCATCAACATAAGAACCTGAAACAAATCCTGTTCCATTGTCAGTTGTTAAATAGAATGGATGGCCAGTCGCTGAAACATTAAATGTGTATGTACCACCACGATAGAATGGACCAATATCTGGATTATCGCCGTGCGCATTACCAGAAAATGTATATGCACCATTTCCATTATTTGTTACAGTGTATGAAATATTTGGAGCTGTTAGTGTAGGTAATGATATAAGTGATGGCACTTGAAATGATAAACGATCAACACCTGTAGTATCACCATTATTAATACTTGGGTGTGAATCAGTTGTTGTAGTTGTTGTAACCCAATTAACTAAGTTATCAGTACCAGCGCCTTCAAGCCATTTAAGATATAGCTCATGTGTTTGTGACATGCCAGAATGTGTTTCAACCCCGGCATAATTGTTTATTGTATATGTACCTTGTTTATATAAAGGAATAGATGTTTGAGTTTCATTAGTAATTTCTACTCGAGAATATGGTAAAGATGAAGTTGTCCATGTCCATCTCCATACTGCGTTTTGTCCTGATGCAGTAACATTTGCCTGTATTTCTAAAACTTCAGGAGCAATTGTTAAATCAATTTTTGGTAATGCTGCACCACCGAGTTTAACACCTTCAGGTAAATCGGTAGTTGGATCAATGTTTGTGCCTTTAATTCGTGTTACCATTGTTTACCTTACTAATATTAATTAAGTCTATTTTCTAATTCATTTACTTTTGCAGTTAACTCTTGAATAGATTTAACAAGAACTGGTATTAATTTACCATATGCAGCTTCGAGTTTTTCTGGGTTTGTATCATATACTAAACCTGGAATATCTACACCTGTAGTTTCTTGAACACTTTGTAAATCTTGAGCAATAAAACCAGTATCAGGTTCATTAACCTTAGCACCATCTCTCATATTCCATGTGAATTTAACAGGGCGTAATTCATTTACAAAATCTAATCCTGCAGGTAAATCTTCAATATCTGTTTTATCTCTTGCATCAGATAAAGATGTAATAGAAGTTACTTGACAACGTAATGCAGATATTGAACTATTACCTAATGTAATTTCATTATTTACAGTATATACTGACATCGCAGCTTGGTAGCCAAGTACAATATTATTTACTCCTACTACTTGTGAACCCGTTCCTTGAGCTTGTCTTCCAATTACAACATTATTATCACCGTTGCAGGTTTTTAAAGCGTTAGTACCAATTGCAATGTTTCCATCACCTCCGTAACCTACCGACATAGCACTCATGCCTATAGCAATATTGTCAGTTTTAAAATTACTAGCTGCAAGAGCACTATTTCCTATCGCAATACTTCTAGTACCGGTTGTATTTGTTTGAAAAGCATTTTTGCCTATAGCAATATTATCTCCACCAGAAGTAATAGCATTACCAGCATTTGTTCCTGCAAGAAAACATTCATTTGCAGTCGTACGAGTGGTAGCAAAGTTAGTAAGATTAGAACTATAGAGGTTACCTGTACCGATAGTCGCAAATTCTCCGCCTCCGCCACCAGAGACTGTAATATCCCCGGAACCTAATAGCGATGTACCATTAATGGTTTTTAAATTTGACCATGAAGCAGTACTTCCATTTGTTGTAGCTACATAACCGGTTGAACCGGGTGATCCATTAAGATATAATTGTCCTACTATATCAACATTTAAAGTATTAACAGTTGACCATCTTTTTGAAGATGTACCTAACTGATATGCATATGTTGAACTTGGAGCAACACTTCTATTAATTTCACCAAGAAATGCTTCTGTTACTAGTGGGTGACCACCGTTTGTTGAACCGTCCATAACAACCAAAGTATTCTTGGTCGTATCCATGAAAAATTCACCGATAGCTCCTGCCTCAGAGGCTAGATTGGTTGTGGTATCTCTTCTGTGTTGTAATGTCTTTGCCATTTTCTTTAACCTAAATTGATTATTATATATTTATACTATTATTAATTTAAATCTTCACTTCCAGAACCTGATCCTAAATCTTCAGATCCAGATAATGATTGCATATCACCAGATGAAGTTGGTGCTGTTCTTGCCACCAATAATGTTCTTACTAAATCAAATGTTGTATTAGTATTTGCTGGTGTTGCTATTAGTTCTAATGTTGATCCATTTAATTGTGCACTCACTGTAAATAAACTTGCATTAGAATATATTGTTGCATATTCAGTAATGAATACATCAGTTCCATCATGATTTAATAATATTTCTGTTGAGTGTACATCTGAACCATTTACTGCTTGTAAAATATACTTAGCTGTTCTATATGTAGTAGCAGACCATGAATCAATAACCTGATTTGCTGTTGTTGTGGTTGTAGTAGCAGTATTTTCATCAATATTATTTGTAGTTAATATTGGTACTTGTGCACCAGTACTTACGACTTCAACTGTATCAGTATTTAATACAGCATCAGTAAATGAAATGCTAATACCATCTGTTGCAGTAAAGTCATCACCATTAACTAATTTAATACCATTTTGATATACTTCAACACTATTTGGATCATACAATAAAGTCTCACCATTATCATCTACACCTGATAGTGTAGATTCTGTTGATGTAATAGAAAATACAAATCTTGTGTAATTAACATTGACTTGTGAAGCTGAACCGCTTGAAATAATACGAACATCAATATTATCATTTAATGCTGGAGCTGTTGCAAATGTAAGAGTATTTGCAGATAATGAATATTCTCCTGGATCTTGTACAACACCATTAAGAGAAACAATAGCATAACCATCATCAAGTGCACCACGTGTTAATGTAAAATCTACTGTACTATTATCGCCAGTAAAAGTATCTGTAGTGACTGTAACACCATATGAATAATTTGTTCCAGAACCACCAGATTGATCTACAAATGAAAGATTACCTGAACCGTCTGTAGTAATAACTTGTCCGTTAGTACCATCGGCTGTAGGAAGAGTGTAAAGGCTATCAATGGTCAAACCACCAACAGTAATCGAATTTGTTGTCGTACTACCGTTAGTTGTTACGTCATCAAGAGTTGAAGCTGTACTGAGCTGTGAACTCTCAAGAAAATATTTAATATTATTTGAAGAATCTTTGTAATAGAGTCGACCGTCTGCATAGTTAATTGCTATTTCACCATACTCGAGATCACTCGTAGTAGGTATACGACTCGCTACCGAAGATTTCTTCAGTAAGACACGTGTGTTTGCCATGTTCTATTTGCCTAAAAAGGTTTCAAAAAGGTATAAAAATACCTATTTAATTCTATTTATTAATATGTACCGCCGTCAACGTCACCCCAAATAGGCACGCCAGAAGCATTAATTTGTAATACTTTACCTTCAGTACTTGCTGCTAATGTAGTTAATGTATTAGAAGCTGAAGCATATAAAAGATCACCAGTATTATAACTATTTACACCGGTACCACCGTATGTTTCATCAATAACTGTAGCATTCCAAGTACCAGTAGTAATTGTACCAAGAGTTGTGATTGATGTTTGACCGACATATGTAGATGCAATATCAATATCATCAGCATTAACTGTAATACGATTTGCTGTACCAACAATATCAATAACACCGTTAGAGAATGTTGTACCGGCACCAGCAATTGTTGATGCAACTTGTAATTCATCAGAAGATATTGCTAAACCAGAATTTGTAGCAAGGTTAATATCAAATTCTGTACCAGTTAATGTTAAACCTGCACCAGCAGTATATGTACCAGCACCAGAGAATTGTTGCCATGTAATATCATCAGTACCTACATCGAATGCACCTGGATCATCAACAAGAGCAACCCAACCTGTACCACCGTAAGTTGTACCTTCTTGTACAAATACGTATGCTGATGGAATTTCAGAAGCTTCATCACAGTATCCGCATCGTGTTAAGATCCAATCTGTAGAAGCATCACCAACTTGTGATACATAGTAACGACCATTTTCGTAAGCATTTGTTTGGTCTTTAACTAAAACACCATCATATTGGGCTGTTAAACTAACACCATCAATAACAAGTGTAGCTGATGGACCAAGATTTAATGTGGCTCCAACACCTAAAGTACCATTACTGTATGTTGCTGTTAAGTTAGCAGTTGTTGCAGCTCTTACTGCAGGTTTTGCTGAGATACCTTGTGCTACATCATCAACATATCGTTTGTTAGCAGCATCTGTATCATTAATAGGATCAGCAACATCTTGAATATTTGCGTTATTAACTGAAACATGAGAACCAGATTGTGGGTTAATTGATACACCACCGGATGTAGCTGATAGTTCATTACCATCTAATCTTAAGTTATCTACATCTAATTGTAATAGACCAGCAAGAACTGTTGTTGTACCACCAAGAGATACTGTTGTTGAACCAACTGTAACTGTATTATTTTCTAACTGCGCATTACCGATACCAGCAGTTTTAATTGTAACAACACCGCCAGTAACTGCAAAGTCTCCTGAATCAAAAGATGCTACACCTTTATTTGTTGTAGAAGCATCTTCACCAGAAACTGTAATCTGATTATTTGTAACTGCAACATCAATACCTTCACCACCAGCAATTGTCAATGTATCATTGAGTAAGTCAACAGTATCTGTACCAGTATCGCCAGCGATACTTAATTGTGTTGCAACTGAAACTGTAGAAGCAGCAGTTAATCGACCTTGAGCATCAACAGTAAATGTAGGGATAGCTGTTTGTGAACCATAAGAGCCTGCTGTAACACCAGTATTTGTAAGGGATAAATCAATACCGTCGCCAGCGTCGTCATATGAAACTGAGATACCTGAATGTGTACCGTTTGTAGTTAATGCTAAACCAATGATGTCTTCAATACGTTCATCATTTAATACAACATTACCTGAAGTAACAGTAAAGTCTGTACTATCAAAAGATGCTACACCTCGATTAGATGTTGTAGCAACTTCAGCAGCTACAGTGTAAGTACCAGCAGTATCATCATATGTAAGATCAATTCCTTCACCTTCTTGTAAGGTTAAGTTAACTGAGTCTTGAATGTATTCTGTAATTGAAGTAGATGAATCACCAATATAAAGGTTTGAAATGATCGTTTTACCAGAACCAGCTGGTGTAATATTGATATCACCGTTAGTATTTGTAGATGTAAGATCATTGCCATTTAATGTTAAGTTATCAACATTTAATACATCAATCTTATTATTTGAGTCTGTAATTAATGCAGAATCTGCAGTTAGAACACCATGAGTGTGATCTAACATATCGGTGAAATACTTACCACCGATAACTATATGGTTAGCGGCGTTACCTGCTGTTTCAGTACCAAAACCAATATATAACCGATCACCGCCGTTTGATCCGTTATCAGCTAACGCAGAATAAGCTAATTCACCTGCTCCTAGCGTATTAGGATTTCCTGAAACCCCTGATCGTTTAATTCTTATGATTGATGCCATCTTTTAATCCCTTATTTAAAATTCGCCCGCTTCTACTTCTTGTTTTTCTAGTAGTTTACTTGCAACCCATTTTGAAGATAATGTACTATATATTAGTAAAGATCCATCTTGTAAACCGTTTGTTATTGTATCTACGTTCGGAATATCTTCTACATTACCGGTAGTTGAAGATAGGCCTTGCTCGCCTACAGTAGTCACTGTCGTACTGTCTTCTTGTTCAACCGTTACGTAAATATCGTCTGCCATAGTTTTATATCTGTGTTATTTCTGGTGTAACGATTATTATACCTTCAAGCACTCTTCGTTTTTCACCGATTGCTGATGTAATTTCTACATCATATAAGTATCTACCAGGTTTTATTGCACTCGTTTGTGCTGCTGTTAATAACAATCTTATTTTTCCTGCAACTTCTGAATAAACTGTTGCTGTAAAATCATAAGCTGTTGACGATGCATAAGATTTTCTTATTTGAGACTTAACTGTATAGCCTGTTAAGTTTAGAGGATCACCATTACTTTGATTTGCTGTAACAATGATACTATAATCTGCTCCCGCATCTATGTATAAGTTTGTTATCGTTGCCATTTACTTATTCTTTATATTATTTATAAAAGTTAATTATCGTAATTACAGTTTCATAATATAAGCTAATGCATAATATGGTGGTAAATTAGCATTAGTAACACTAGAACCTGTAGTAGATACTGATGCTGAATCAATTTTACCGTTAAGTCTAATACCTCTGTTTCCACCATCATCACGACCTGTAGTCATATAGCCAGACCATGAACCTGATGAACTATATGGAATTGTTCTTAAACTACTAAATGATTGTGATGTTGCTTGTTGCATTTGATCAATATATTTATCGTCATATGTGTGAGAGTGGCTTGGAACAATAGCATTTGCACTACCACCTGTTGCACCAACTGCATATGTATTTCCTGCACCAACTACAAATTTATCTTCTAAATTAGGTGTTCCATTTGTGCCGTCACATAGAGCCCATCCACTTGGAATATTTGCTACTGATCCAGACCATAGTATAATTCCACCACTAGGAATTGTATATGGATTAACTTCATCTATTGCATCTTGAACATTAGTACTTGTAAGTGTTCCTGTTGGAGAGTATGATACTTCAGATGCTGCTGTGTCATATTCAATATATCCATCAACTTCAGCTAATACAACTGTTCCAGCTGATACACCTGTTAATAAAGTAAATGATGTTGTAGATGTTTCTGTATATTCACTATCAAACTGTCTAACACCATCAATATAAACTCTTAATTGATTAGCACCCGCAACGTAAGTTGGTGCTGTAAATAATGTTTGTCCTGCTGTTGCAGTTGTAATAACTCTTGTAGAATCAACACGTGTTCCGGCTGTTGTTACATTACCAGTCTGTGCTCCCCAAAAGTATGAACCTGCACCAGATGTTTTAAGAACATAGCCTGCTTGTTCACCAGCTGGTAAAAGATTATCTAATGCAGTTGTTACATTATTAGCTCCAGTACCGCCTTTAGTTATTGATAAAATGCTTGTAATATCAGAAGATGTTCCTGAAACATTACCAGTAACATCACCTGTTAAATCACCAATAAATGAATTAGAAGTAATAGACCCTGCAGAATCTCGTACTACAATAGAATTAGCTGTAGATGATGTAGATGGACTTAAACCATCAAGTAAATCAGCATCTAAACCAGAAGAGGCACCATCGACAGTTTTTAATTTTGTAAGGATATCTGATGCAGTATAAGATGTTATGTCTAACTTTGTTCCTAATTCAGTATTAACATTAGAAAAGTTATCATCCATCTCAGTGATGGTTAATGGTGATCCTTTTAAACTTCTGAGTGTAATTGATGCCATTTATCTTACCTTTAAACGTTCCATAAATTATCGAGATGCATTACGCATGCCCATAATGTACCTGATTCTGTTTTAGTTATTCCGTGTGGTGTGCTTAATTGAAATGTAATACCTTGTCCTTCAGGTACAATAATTTCAGTACCATCAAGTGTAATATTACCTGCACCTTTTAAATTATAACTTGTAACCCATGCAGCAGAAGGTTCATTCACCCAAGTTTTAGTTAAATCAATTTGACCGGTAGCTGCCGGCAATTTTAAAAACCATTTAGCCACAGCTTTTTCGTCTGCTGGATTTGGAAATGCATCCATAAACTGTTTACGTTGTGCACGATTCCATTTGTCTAGATATTTACTAAAGCTATATACGCTTAAATTATTAGGACCATTTACACCTACACGTCTTCTATATGAAGTTGCTTCCTTCATTGGGACGTTAGATTGTAAATCTAATAAACTAGCCTTAGCTTCTTCTGTCAAATTATCCAAAATTTTATGCATATTATCCTCTTTCATAGAGATATATCAAAGTATACCTAGTATTTATTACTGGTGGTACTGAATGAGTTACACCTATACCTTTAAAAATTACAGCTCTACCTATTTCATCTGGGTAGAATTTGTCTTCTATCTTTATACCATCCTCACCATCTTGTAAACTAATTAAAAGATTATGAGTGTATAATGTTTTATCTTTATGACTAGGTAAGTAATCTCCTGGTTCATACCTATTCACAACAACTTCTGCTAACTTACTTCCTTCAAATTCAGGAGCCATATCAGTTAGCTTTTGTAAGCATTCTTTTCCTAATGCTTTATTTAATGCTATACTATAACTACAACTTAAATCATCACCATCAGCTCTTATATACTCCATCTTGTCTCGTTTTAACCACCGTGCAGGATGAAGTTTCTTTATTTCTTCTAATGCTTCCTTACACTTCTGGGGTGGCCAGAATTGTTGGGTTAAGCTGACGAGGTCCGATGAGTTCATGTAATCCACCTTCAAGTTGATTTTCTAATGTATTAACTTCTTCAGCTAATGTAACATAATTATAAGCTGGGTCATTTATTAATGATTCTTTAATTAAATTATTATTAGATTTAACTTCAGCAATAAAGTCTCTCATTTCTAAGAATGCATCATCTTCTACATTAAGAGCTGTAGCTAATTTTTCTAATAAATTTTCTTGTATTTCTAAACGTTGGTAAATACCATATGTTTTATCAATTTTAAACTGTGCTGCATTGTTTAATGCAGTTTCTGTCATTAATAATGGCTGATCTTGTAAGTTTACAATTTCAAAATTATCATATGTACCTTTGAGTGTTTGCTTTTCTAAATTTATTTCAACTTTTTTATAATTAAAAAAGTCTTGATTTAGTGTTTCTAAATCTACTAATTGTAATGTTGAAATAAATTCACCAGTAATTTTATTAAACTGGGCCCAACATTCTACCGTTTCATCTTCAGGTACAGTTTCTGTATATAATTTTTTTAATTCACTCATGTATTATCCCTTATCGTGTAGCAATTAATTGCCAACTATTTGACGAAGACGTCTTAATATATGTTCGTCTTTCTGTTGCATTAGCTGTTGCATTACCGTTACCGGCCCAATATGTATATGAATAACTATAACTCATAGCTACTATAGTTCCTCTAGGGTAATCACTATATGCTGACAATGATGCGGTAGGATTTGATGTTGATCCAATCCAATATGCTGATGTTGCCATATTATCATCTACATATTGTTTTGTTGCTGCATGCATTGCAGATGTTGGATCACTGTGTAATGTTAAGAACCCTGTCATTGTATCGCCAGTTATATTAACAGCTCTTCCATCAACCCAGTTTTGTGTAGCAAGAGTACCTAAATTTTCATCAGGTAAATTTAATCGTACAGTAGATCCTGAAGAAATTAAAGCAGCTTGAAAACGAACTTCTTTTGTAGGATCGCTATTATCTTTAATAGTAAAATTTTCATCAATAAACTCATGTGCACCTGTCCAATCAAAGTCTGCACCAGCAATAGATATAGATCCACCTAATGAAACAGGAACACCGTCTACTGTAATTGTACTATTAGAAAGCTTATTATTATCAATTGAACCAGCTAACATTGTATTAGTAACTGTACCTGTATCACCAGTTGTTACTAATGTACCACTTGTATCTGGTAATGCAATTGTTCTGTCTGCAGTTGGATCTGCTACATCTAATGTAATTTCGAAACCATCAGCAGTTGTACCTTCAAAGATAACAGCTTCACCGACATCTAAGTAAACATTACCAGCAATCAGGTTAGCTCTTACGGTATTTGCTGTAAAATCACCACTAGCATCACGATAAACTAATGAGTTAGGTGTATTATTAGTATCTGCAGAAAGCGCAATAGCTGGATTACCTGCAACACCATCACCATTTGTAATAGAGATACCATCACCAGAAACGGTAATTTCTCTTGCAACTGAAGCTTCATCACCATTTGTACTTACAGCTAAACCAGCAGAAGAAGGAAAATCTAATTTCTCATGTACTTCTGTATCGATGTTATAAAAGTTATCATCGATCTCAAGGTTTGTTAATGGCGTGCCTTTTGGCGCAACTCCAGTTTCTACCTGAGGTTTTATTCTATACGTTAAACTTGCCATCTGTTATCCGTTCCATTTGTTGTTCTAATTTATTTATTTTATCTATCAAAGCATCGATAGACTTTTCACGCTCTTTTAAAGCACGTCGAATAGATCTGTGCTTTCTTAATTTACTTTTATCAGTTTCTTGTACTACACCAGTTTTAGTGTCTTTTACAAGAGTTTCATTTTCAACTTTAACTTTCATTAACTATCCAATGCAATAATTCTTAAGTCTCTTAATTTAGGAGAGAATTGTTCTTGTGATGATAACATTACAATCTTAATTTGGAATGTATTAAATCTTGTAGAGATAGGATCATCCGCAGGTACACCGTATTGATCAAATGCATTTATTGGGAAATACCTATGCTCTTTAAAGTCAAAATTATTTATTGATGATGGTACTACACCTTCTAGTTCCATTTCAACCCAATTTTCATCAGTAATTGGTGTTACTGAACCAGATGGTAATGTTCTATAATACACTTTAACATCTGTTGCAGGTGGACGGTTAATATCAACAGTTACGTTAATATTAGAAGCATCAAATCCATCAGCAAGGTTAATTGGTTTAGTTAAGTATTTAGCTAATGCATTACCGCCTTGGTTTGTGCCAGCTTCACCAGTACTATCATTGTTAATTGTATTTTCTGTAACTACAACTGCTAATGATTGAGTATCAATTAATGGCGATACAGTATCATTATTAGTTGTTAATTCAGCTCTTAATCTTAATGTTGGGGTTGCACCAGCATTTGCTGCAGCATCTAATTGTAATAATCTTGTGTATTCAATATCTTGATTAATATTAATTAATCCCCAATCTGTATCATGTGTACCATTAGCATAAGCTTTAGCATACCATTTAACATTTGTTCCTGTTGGTGTAATAGCTGAAGCATTAGCAAATAATGCATGATAGTCTTTAACTGCCGTAGGATCTTGTATTTCAAACTCAGCAGAACCTGATAATTCAAATACTGCTCTATTAATTATAAACTTAAGATCTTTATTCTGATCTGCTTCCCATGTTGAAGCATTCTGTGATTTGAACAGTGATCCAGCATATGGTTGTTTATCAACTTTAATTGTGCCACCTAAAACTGTTTGACCCATTTCAGCAATATACACTTCATAATCTTGTGTATTAGCAATCAATGTAATTGCATATTCACCTGGTGTTAAGTGAATTGATGGGAATTCAAATTTAGTAGCAAGTAAACCATTAGCAGAAGTTACTACATCTTGTGGTTTCTTAACAGATACTGCAAATGGTATTGTTGTAGATTGAGCTTCAGGATAACCATTTACTGTTCTACGTATTTCCATTGTAATTGGAACTGTATTAGATTTAGATCTAAAGTATACATCAACAGAAGAAATATGCATACCTTCTGGGAAAGCATTTGCATCAATTAAGAATGATTGAGCAACAGGATCAGCCCAGAATCTTGTACCACGTCTTCGAATTACACGTTGGTTTTGTATTGCACGTGTTGTTAAGATTGTTTCTTGTTTATCTTGCAATAAACCAATTGCTGTGTATTTAGATTCACCAATAGAATCTTGAGATTCAACATCATTTGTATTATTGTTAATTAATCTAAATGTTCTTTCACCTGTTCTAAATGTTTGTGCAGGAATATTAAATAATACACCAATATTACCATATTCATCAGGTATAATTGGATCACCTGCACTATATGTAGTCACTGCAGTAACTTCAGCATAACCACCATTTGCACCAACAATATATTCACCAACATTAATTGTTACTGTATCGTTAAATACTGTTAATAAACGTTTAGTTGCATCTGCAGTTGTTGGATCTGAGTAGATTGCTGTTTCAGCAGTACCAGTTTCTGTTGCAGGGTTTGTATGATCAGTTCTAATAGATAGTGCTTCATATACACCTTTTGTATCATCAAACAACGCACCATTATGATTTTGTACTTCAATAACAGTTAATGGTGTTAAGTTTGAATCAATTGATGTATTTTCCATATAACCATATAAACGTGATAATGGTTTAAATGAATTTGCAATTGCTAGAACTTGATTATTTCTTATGAATGGTATAAATTGTACATCAACAACGTTAGAACCAAGGTTTGTTGTTTGTGATGATAATACATTTTGTTGTACTGATGTTGTAGTGCTTGTTACTCTTACTACATTACCAGAACCTGTAAAGTTATTGATAATAAGATCAGCAGCATCAGGTAATTGTACATCAACAATTTGATTAACTGCAGGTAATTGATTAGTATCAACCCATTGATCAAATGATGGCTCTAGATTAATAAACCCAGCAAATCGAATAACATTAAATGGGTTAACATTAATATATGAAGTTGCTAAATCTTGAGTAATTGCAGCTTGTTCAGTATGTTGTAGTCCAACTAAATCACCATCTTTTTCTGTATCTGTTAATGTTCCTACATTAAAGCCATGGAATTCTACACTAAATGGTGCTCGTAATTCTTGATTAATAGGATCAATTGCAGCATTAAAGTCTGCAGCTGCAGGTTGTGCAATTGAATTATTATTATAGTTTAATGCAGCAAAGTTCCATGTGTTTGAACCATTGAACCATGCATTCCACCAACCCCATCTTCTTTGTGACCATGCTGCTCCACCAACCGCAAATATATCTGCAGAAGTAAATGGATCAACCGCAAAACCATTTTTAAATTTTTCTAGGTTTGATGCATCAGGGATTGCTGTATCTTTTGCTTGTTTTTCTAGTAAAGATAATTGTGTATAGTATTCTAAGTTATTAATACGTTTTTCTAGTTTACCAATATCCTTCATTGTATAACGTTGGTTATCAATGTATTTAATTTGAACATCAGAAATATCTGCTGTATAAGGTGGAATTAATACACAATATAAGCTCATACCATTTGATAAATCAGTTGGTACTTTAGGATATACCGCTGGCACACCTTGTTTAATTACAAATTCTTGATTTGATGTAGCAATAACTTTATCGATACGGCCTAAGTAATATTGATAGTCTGTATCAAATGTTCCATCAGGATCAGGTATTAAACCACCTTCAAATCCACTTCCACCATCAATACGTCTAGGTCTGAAGTCAACGGCATCTCTTAATTCAATTTGTTGACCAGATGCTGGATCAGTAAATACTGGAATATCTTCATAGTCAATTGAATATGAATCAACTGTTAAGAAGCCATTGCCTGAATGTGTAAAGTTTCTGTAAACAACTACTAAGTAATCATTTGTTGTTGGAGCTGTTCCAGATAATGTAATACCACCATGATCATAGTATTCTGCTCGTTGACCATCATCAAAAATATAATCTGTTGTTACATTTGTATTTGCTATTGCTCCCCATGTAACAACACCAGTATTTGGATCAACTGTTGCAGCAGTAGGATTAGTTGTACCTGTATTATAGATTGTTACATCATAAACGTCTGAAACATCTAATGATTCAGTAACACCTTGAGTTGCATTTAATCCACCTGCACCATCACCTAATATTTTAATTGTATAGTTAGATAACGCTTTTGTTCTTTCGGATACATTGTTTTGATTAACATTAGCAATTAATATTGAATCTCCGGATAATGTATTATCAGCACCACTATAATCAAGTGTTAATTGTTGTGTTGAACCTTGAGTATTTGCACCAACAGTTATAACACCATTATTTGAATTAGTAAAATCTAATGGTGTACCATTAGTCGGGTGGAAGACAATATAGTTGCCTTCTTTAATTGAATCTGCTAATGTACCAGAACCAATCCATCTTTCATTTGCTGAAGTAGTTGCAATGTTAGCAACACCTGAGTTAAATGTTACTGTAAATGTTCTCTGTGTTGCATAGTCAGATACTGATAAACCAGCAGAACTTCTAACAGTTTTAATATAGTCATTAGGGAATTTAAATACTAATCCTGGAGAATCTGAACCAGAAATAAATGTATCACCCGTACCACCGACTTTACTTAATGCATCTACATTTGCTGACCATACAGCATCACCAACATTAGTAACACTTGCGAATACTTCACCAGGATTCATTTGAATATCAAATAAGTATAGTTTCCATACTGCAGCATTTTGACCATGAATACCAGATACCCATTTAATATATCTTAATTTGGCTGTACCAATAGTACCGCTACCATCTCTTAAATTAAATGATGAATAACTATTTGGTACAATATTTGTTTTCGGAGCACTATCAGCAGGATCACCTAGAAGAAGATCTACATAGATATAATTACCATATGATGTAGATACATCTAAACTTTCTGCTTGATCAAACTCTCTTGCACGATCTAATTCTAAAAATTCTTGGTTAATTGTTTCAAATTCATAACCCTTAACATATGCTTTACCTGGATCTAATGCAACCGTAAATTTATCTGCATTAGGAATATCTGCTTGATGATCTAAAACTTGAATTGGGAATCTTTTAACTGTATAATCACCAGATTCATCAAATGTTCTTCTTGCTAATTCATTACCAATTTCGGAATAAACTGTTTTTGCTCTATTAACAACAAGTTCACCATCAACAACTCTTGCAATTTCAATAAAATTATCTTGATCTACACCTAAATTTTTTGAAGTTAATGTTAATGCAACTTTATATCGATCTGCGCCAGGCGCTGCAAAGTTTGGTGAACCCTGAGCTCTATCAAGTAATGATTCATCTCCATCACTGTCAACAATAGTTTCCACAACTGTAAAACCAATATTTTTAGATGATGTATTTGAGTATTTGTCAATAGCAATTGTTTGTGCTTCAGAAAATACAAACTTACCATCAACAAAGAAAATTCCTTCATCAACTGAGAAAAGCATTGCATCATTAATTGGGTTTGTTAATTGTATAGATGCTGAGTATGTACCATCAGCTGTTTGAACTGTTTCGCCAGCTTGAAAAGAATTACCTGCAATTGGTTTAACAATAAATGTAATTGGATCAGTCTCAGTTAAACCTATGGCTTGTTTAACTGTAGCTTCTGCACCAGATGTTTGACCAATAATAACTTTATCAACAAAGTTAACTCTATTAACAGTTTGACCACCAAAATTAGTATCAATTTTAATTGATACAAGATCATTTTCAAATGTTCGGCCACCGCCTAATACAATAGAACCATTTACAAATACATGTTTACCAAATTTATCAATTTGATCTTGTAATTGTGTTTGTAATTGGGTAAGTTCTCTTGCTTGAACAGCGTAACCTGGTCTAAATAAGATTCTATGAAACTGTTTAGTTTCATCAAAATCATCATAGTAAGGATTGGTATTAAAATTAATTGCCATAGTTAAACTCTTTTAATTTGTTTATATTATTTATATTAAATCTCTACAATTGTTCTAACTGTTATGATTTGATCTGATGTTGGTGCATATGATTCTCTTACACTAAAGAATAAGAAGTCACCAGAGAACTGATCAATTGTTCTTTCTGTTACAGATTGAACAGTAATATTCGATGCTGCAATTGCAGGATTAGAAACACGACCTGCATTTGTTGGATCTGTTGTTAATACATCGCCAACTTCAAGTGTAAAGTTGTTAAATACTGATAATAAGATTTGTGTATCTGTAAATTCAACAATACGATACTTCTTATATTCATCTTTTGTTAATAACATATCATATTCTAATAATGCAGGATTAAATACGCCTGTAATTAATACACAACCTGATCCCACATCTTCAGTAAATCTTCGATTTGATCCAAATTGTTTAAAGTTACGAACTAATCCAACTTTACGATAATCGTTTGTAATCTCTAAGCCTTGGTTTTTGTCTCGTGATATTGATGTATAGAAAACAATAGCGTTTGCATTCAGTTCATCAATTGCATTTGAACCATGACCACCTAAAGGAGTCATAATTGCTCTTGCAACCGCACCGCTAGCACCAGTGTTACCTGTAATTTCAATTTCTGTCCATGTATATCCACGACCAGGATTAGTCATTTCAATGTGTGTTACTGAACCATTATTTACTGTAGCTACTGCTGTTGCTCCTTCACCATCACCTAAGATGTTAACCGTTGCTGCAGAATAACCAGTACCACCATCAACAATTTTCATTGTGTAAATAGCACCTGGAACAGCAAGTAATTCTACATTTGATTGTAATGTATCAACATTGCCCTGAGTAAAGTCAGCAACAAGTACAGCACCAGATCCATTACCTGATGAATCCACAACTTCAATATTAGCATTTGTATAACCAAAACCTGCATCTGTAATTGTATAACCTACAATTTCTCCTCCTGTACCAAGAGTTGCAATACCAGATGCTCCGGATGTCATTGTTAAAGTATGTTCTTCATCTAAACCTGTTGTTATTGCTATAGCAGTGCCAGCTTCAGCATTAATTAAAGAAGTAGCAAGTTTAAATGTGTTATCATCAACACGAATAACATAATATGTATCATTATTTGTTAAACCGCCAACATCTGTACCGCCTCCATTGCTATACACAACTTCATTACCAGTAACTAATAAATGGTCTTCATATGTAATTTGATTTGATGCAATATCATCAAGTGCATTAAATGTTTTAAATGGTGCACCGATTGTAACTGTAGGAGCTGCAGTATATCCATCACCTGGATTTGTTAAGTTAATTAATGAAACTCTTCCATCTAATATTGATGCAGTTGCTTCTGCTTGTACACCTGATGCTGGAGCTGCAATAGTAACAAGTGGAACTTCTGTATATTTAGGAACAGGGTTTGAAACAATAACTCTAAATACTGAATCAATACCTGGAGAAATAATTAAGTCAATTGTTGCGTTTGTTTTTTCTGTGACAGGTAATAGCACCGCATCTTTTGCATAATATGTTAGTTCTGCTGTACCATTAACTTGTGTTCCTGTTGTATGAGTAGGAGCTGTTGTTCCGGCTGTGCCAGCAAGTGTAACCTCATAATATATTCCATTATGATAGATAATATCATTAAGTGAAAGGCTAGCTGCAATAGACCAATCAGCGTCTTTTGTAACTGGAAAATCTGCGGTTGCGGTTGGTTGATCTTCATAACCAAAACCTGCATCATCAAGTGTTACTGAATTAATAGCATCTCCTGATAATGATGCTGAAGCTTTTGCTCTTTGGCCTGCAAATTTTAATTGAGCAGCACCATTTGTAACAGTGCCAGTTGTATGTGTAGGACCTGTAGCTCCAACTTTTGTTCCTGAAACAACATAATAATAGTTTTGATCTAATGTTGAAGGATCTACGTGTTTAACATATGAACCAACTGCTACATCTGCATTAGGAGAAAATGTAAAATATTCTGTAAATGGTTCTGACATTGTAATAGATGGTATTGATGTAAAGCCATCCCCGCCATCAGTAACTTGAATTTCTTGTATTGCGTATGGGTTATCTTCTAAATATCCATCACCAGTAATTACAGCAGTAGTTGTTGCTGGGTTATATCCTTCACCGCCATCTTCAATAGAAATATTTTCTATTTCACCGGAACTATAGAACTGTGCTTTTAAAGCGTTTGATACTGGCATATATTCTGATGATAAGAATCTATTTCTTAATGAAACAGGAATCGTATACATGAATTTCCATTTATACCCATCACCAGTTTCAAATACATCAGGTGTTGTACCGGTTGGCATAATTGTTGATGGTTGATTAACATTATTCCAGATACATTTATATACGTTATACTGAGTTGTAAGGACATAGAAGTTTGAATCTTCTAGGCGTGTAGCCCCGGAGTAAGCAGGGCCATATCCAAAACCAGTTGTTGTATCATATGCATCATCATAGTCATCATACACTTCACCTGACATCCAATCAATACGTCTTACAACATATGATACATCAGATGGTTTAACAAGTTTAGCAGTTAAGATATCACGACGAACGTGAAGATCATATCTAAAATTATCTGATGGCGCACCAGGAGCATCAGTTGTTGGGTTAGCAGGAATAAATGGTGACAAGAAATCTTGCCATGAGTTTTCCTTACCAAACCAATGATAGTAACGTGCTGTTCTAGACGTTACTTCCTGGTAGATAGCATCAGCAATTGTTTTCTTAAACTTTGCTTTAAATATTGAGTATGATGAAGCCATTTAATTATCCTACAGTAATCACCCAAGAAATTGCTACAGTTTCTGTAGATGATTTATTAATAACAGGGAATGTTGTTCTACATAGCATAGTACCGGCAGTTAACTTATGACCAGTACCACTTGTACCTGTAATATTTATCTGTGTTCCAGCATTTGCGTTTGATTCTGAAGCTGCAAGTTGGATTGTATTTGAATCAACAACAATAACATAGTATGTACCACCATCAGATAAACCGCTAATAGCAACGTTACCACCATCTGTATATGTTACTTTATCTGCAGTTGTAAATCCATGTGAACTAATTGTTATATTATCACTCGCATCATCAACATCATTATCACCGTCAAATGTTTTAACGGCTGATGCTGCAGCATTAAAGATACCAGCTTCAACTAAAGCGCCTGTACCTACGCCAGCTCCGAATGATGCATTAAATGTTGCAGATACACCAGAAGGTGTAGCACTTGATACAGCAACTCGAGCTAATTCGTTTTGAAGTGCAGTTTGATTAACTGCAGCAGTCGATGCATCATCACCAACAGCCATATGACTCATAAAATCAAAGTCATTATTACATAAACGCTGAGCAATGAATTCCTTTCCTGACGTTACGACGAGGTTAGGAACTTCTTTTTCATAGTTCACTTTACCTTCTTTATCGTATTTTTTAATTGACAAACGCCCTGTCAATTTAATACTATCTTTTAACATGTTTACTCCTAAGTTACCGTTGTTATTGGATCTGAATCAGAAACGGTTATATCTGATTCTAACATATTTCTTCCATCACCATAGAATGTTAACATTCCTGGTGGGTTATAATCTTCTTCAGGTATTACATAGAATTCTAAATCATAAGGTTCAACTTTAATTAAACCACCATTATCTGTAGCATAAGTGTAGTCTGTAGGTATAGTAGTATTTATTAACGTAAATGTAGCCTTCGATACCCATTCAGCAAGTTCAATACTTCCTTCAATCCCAGCTACAAAGTTATTCTGTATTTGATATTCACCAAATAACGCTGTACCAGCTGGATGTAAATATGATTTAGCAATTGATTTATATTTTTCTAAATTTTCATCAACTGTAATAAGATATGAATATTTTTGATAGAATCGACTATCTTGAATAAACATATCATCGTCAAGGAAACTATCATTAGTAGAATAATACCCTTGATATTTTGCAACAGCACCAATTTCAAATTGGATTAGTGCAAAATTTGTTTCTTCGTTTTGACCAATGCCAGTTTCTTCAAAGAATTGTTGTATAATTGTACCTACATATGTTGCTTCACCATAAGAAGTTGCAGAATAATTAGGTGTTAATGCATAACCATATTCTTGATATTTTTCAATGATAGAATTATCAGGTAAAGAATATTGTCTTGTAACACCTTTATCTAAAGTAAAAGTAGATCCAGAAACATCAATCGTTGATTTAGATGTTAATAAGAAAAAATCATTCTCATAACCAGCACCAAATCGTATATTAACAACACCAGTAATACCACCATTTGAATCTACACTTGTTACTTTTAATAATTGAGTAATCGTTTTACCGGCAGATATAGTAGTACCTTCAATCAAATCACCAATCTTAAATCCTTCACCAGGTCTTATAATTGTTGCTTTAGTTGATGTTGGTATAATATTACCGGTAATACCATTAAAATTAATTGTGTAATTAGTTTCAATTGTACCGAAGAAGTTTTTATCTATGAATACTTCGTATACACCATCTTGTACATGTTTAACACGAGTTACAAATACATTAATTGAAACATTAGTACCACTAACAACAATTCGATTTCCAGGTAATGTATTTGCATCACCAGAAGTAATGTCAATAAACAATGACATCTCTTGGTTCCAACGACCATCAGATGCCTTAAGTACAGAATTCCAAGGATACGAAATATCTGCAACTTTATTAAATAATATTTTAAATAAAAACTTATAAGAAGACTCTGTACCTTTTGATTTAAATAAAGGTTTAATCTTTCTTAAAAATAATCTTTTATCGATAAATGGATAACTAGTACCGCCGAGTATATCAAGTTCTCTTCTAAAATATTCTACATACTCATCAAGAGTAGTATCAATATCTCTTAATTCAAGTAGATCTCTTCGTTCGTGTTGATCTAACCATTCGTAATATCCTTTTAAGAATTCTACAAATATTGGATAGTCTGATCGTACGAACTCAGGTACCTGTTTAGATACTACACTTTTTAACTTAATATCACTCATCTATTAATTTCTGCTCGATGTAAATATGTAATTAGAATTACCTGCTTGATCTCCTTGTGCTACTTTATCAGCAATTACATTAACAAATATATTGTTATCAGGTATTTGTACTAATTGATTTCTTATAGATGCTACATCATTTGATTGTGGTTTAATAATAAATTCAAAAGAAGGGCTTGCTGAAGTATCGATACCAGTAATTTCTATTTCATTCATTTTAATATAACCTGTATCATAGTCAATTTCACCAAAATCACGAATATAGTTTTTAATATCGTTTTCAATGTAATACAATCTTAAATAGCCTGTTTGATCATCAGAATTTGGAAAATCTTCGATGTACATCATTTGATCATAACCTGCAATCATAAATCCGTGTGTTGAAACAGATTGTTCAGGAACTCCTGAATGATAGATTGGGTTACCTAAATTAATTTCATATGTTGTATTACTATTATATCGAACTTCTACTTCTCGATGTAATTTAATTGTTGTAATATTACTTAGTATTGAATCTTCGGTATCATCAATATTTCTAGACAGATTAGAATATTTAAATATTCCGGTAAATGATTCTAAATGATCATCATTATAATCTTTAATTGTTTGTATGACAAGATCTTTAATATCACTTAATGCGCGTGTTGTAAGATTAGGATTATAATAAACTGTTGTTGTTACTTCTAAATTAATATATTCTGGGTCAACAATTTCTGGCGTAATAGATACAACGTTCTTATTCTTTAATATTTCTGTAATGATCAAATCTTTTTGTGCTGCTGTTAAAGCGTTTGTTGTTTCAGGTTTAATTGAAATAAACACTTTACCATATTGTGCAGGAATGTTATCTTCTCCACCCCATACATTAATTGTTTGAGCATCAGGATATGATCTATAAATTGTTGCTTTATAATCTTCGGTTGTAACAGCTCTATTTTGTGCTGTATAATATCTTGGTGCATTGTATCTTATTGATTCAATATCTTCTACATCTGTACCACCGGTTGCTCCTAACGTTGTTGTTACAGCAACATTTCCACCTAAAAGCGTGGCACCTTGATATGAAAATACTCGAGCACCATTTGCTTCTGTTTTATTTGTTGTCATGTATGAAATCGTAACAACATTACCATTAGCAAGGGCTTTACCAATAACATCATTACCAAACTCTAATTCATACAATTGATTTTCTATTTCTTTAATAAAGAATATTTTAGAAGTTTCATTTAAATCTAATAATTCGTCTTGACGAACAAATGTTTCAAATGAGGCACTTGCTGAATTTTCTTGAACTCTAACTCTTACTGTGCTTAAATCAACATTTTGATTTGGTATAATGTATTTTACACCATCAGTAACAGTATATTTAAATTGTAGTGGTATACCTTCTTTAATTTCTATATCAGCAAATGTATATGTTGATCCTGAAAGTGAAGCAACCGCGGCTTCAGTATTATAAAAATTATATGTTGATCCATCTATTGTTGCTTGAAATGGTTGATATGCAGGAATTGTTAATGAAGCAGGAGTTGTTGTAGTATTAGAAACAACAACATTAATTTTTGCTATAGCACCAGTTGCAGAATGAGGAATATACCCAATTTCTTTTGCTCGTGAAACGATGCTTGATCGCTTGCTGGCTGAATCTAAAAATGATTCATTAACCGCTAAGTTAGTATATAGAGCATTGTAATGGGTGTTATAAGCAAGAACATCTAAAAGAATTGAAAGACTAGATCCTTCAAAGTCATAATCTCTAAAAGTATCTTGGCCTTGTAAATATTCTTTTATATTTGCTTTAATTGCATCAAAATCTAATTCTGATGTTTGTATTTTCCTATTCGTATAATGTGCCATTATCGTGTTCTCGTAAGAATTAAGTCAACCTCTATAGGTCTATTTGTATTTATTATTGTGAAATAGATGCTAACCGAAACTGTATATTCATCTGGTTGAACATTTACAAGTACATCATCTAATACAACTCTAGGTTCAAAATTTATAATTGTATCTTCAATTGCTCTTTTTAACATTACATTAAGCATAGGACCAGAAGGTTCAAATAGTAATCCTCTTATCTGTGAACCTATTTCTGAATGAAATGGTCTCTCATAGTTTTGAGTTAAAACGAGGTTACGAACTGAAGCTTTAATTGCTTCTTCGTCATACTTCATAGCCACATCATACGTTGCTGGATGCTTAGTAAAGTTAAAATCAAAGTCTGAAAATGTTCTTGTATTCCTTGCCATAGTATTATTTATAAGCCTTTTAACCGAAAAATACGCTTGGTGAACCTTGTGCTGCAATAGATCCACATGCAACTTGATCACCAATTCTAGCTGCAGGTATACCATTAACAAATACTGTATCTGATCCTTTTGCTAATACAGAATCATGACAAGAAGGACCACAACAATGTGTTACCCAGTGATCACCTTCTCGATGTACACCAATACCATTCACAAATACATCAGTACTTGCTTCGTCATTAACCCTAGGTGGATAACACCCATGACCTGAACATATATCTCCTAATCGTGTAACTGCTGGCATTAAATTGTTCTCGTTTGTGTTGTATTTGATACGTAATTATATGTTGTTGATACACCATCAACAGTAACTATAATTTGCCCATTTCCGCTTCTACCACCTCGTGTTGTAGTAGATGATATATATGTTACTCCGGTTGGCATACTTGAAGTCCTTCTATAATTAGAACCTCCTCCGCCGCCTGCTCCTGAAGCATTTCTACCACCTGATCCTGCACCAAAGTATCCAGCACCACCCCCTCCAGATCCTCCATCACCAAGATCTAAATAACCATTACCACCAGTACCATATCCCCAACCGCCTGCAAATGTTCCATTATTACCTGAAAATATACCATTACCACCATTTCTTCCAGAGCCAGAATTACCTGTTCCTCGTGAACCTGAACCACCGCCACCCACACCGCTTTGTGTACCTCCACCGCCACCATACGCGGCTCCAACGTGATTTAAGTTATTTCCGCCACTTTGTCCAGTATCAGCACCCCCAGCGCCACCATATGTTGATGCATTATTTATTCCGTCTGCGCCAGCTCCTCCGCCTCCACCGCCAATAGCAATTAAAGTGCTACCAATTAATACAGCAGAAGCTCCTCCGCCTCCACCGCCAGCTCTACCCTGATTATTTCCGTTTGTTCCTGCTCGAGCAACATACATAGTTAGCACAGTACCAGGTGACATTGTTCCATTCCATACGACAGTACCGCCTTGGCCACCTGCATCGTTTCCTCCATTTGATCCACCACTAGCACCATATACAGTAATTGATACTGATTTAGTAGAAGCTTTACCATAAAAATTGCTATGTTTAATTTGTCCTGATGCAGGAACTCCAGCAGCAGCACTGTAAAATTCACTCATTGAATGAGGTGCAGCATCTCCAAATTCGTCAGCAATATTCTTTAATGATATTTGACCTGAAGATTGTAAAGCCATTAAACAGTTCCAAATGCAGTCACATCACCAGTTACAGTTAAATTTCCTGAAGCATCTAGTTTCATTTTATTTGTACCACCTGTAGCAAAATATAGTACACCGCCTGATTCTGTAATTGTCCAATTATTTAATTTAACAGTTGATACTTGTAATGGTGCTGAACTATACGATGTATGCGTTGTATCAATAAATGCAGATGCATCTGGTTCTGGAGTATAGCTATCATAAAATTTCCAATATCCATCACTGGCATCTCTAAATAAACCTGCATGTTGATATGTACCATCATTATAATTACCAGCAATACCAAAATCTGGGTTTGCCACTGTTGATTCACTATTTAAATAAATCATATTATCTTCAACTGCTAAATCAGTTGTATTAATAATATTTTGAGTTCCATTAACAGTTAAATCACCAGTAATAGTTAAATTTCCTGATAATGTTGCACTACCAGTTTTGTCTAGTTTATTTGTGTCTAAACTTGTAAAATTTTCATCTAAATCTGCAAGAGGTATTGAACCAGTTCTTGCAGCAAAAGTATTTGGTACACTCATGTTTCCCACCCTACAGTTTCATTATTGTCATTATTCCATGGCAAAATAGTATTAGAATTATTTTTCCATGTTACTATTAATCCAGATGGATTAACGTATTGTAATAGTTTTAACTTATTATAATCCCAATCATTTTCTACATCAATTGTATATGTTTGACTTGATGTAGTAGATGTTGCGGTGTATGTATATGTTCTAACTAATGTTGTATCAGCTCTAAAATAATATACACCATATAATTCATTTCGGTTTATTTCTGCCCAATCATATACTTCTACAAAAGTATCTTGTTTTGTTCTGTATTGTATTAATTCATCAAATGCATCAAGAAATTGACCACTAATTGTATTGCTTGATACTGTAACACCGCTGTCTGGTGTTGAAGCAGTTATTGTAACTGGCTCAAATTCAGATGTTAATTCATTATAATAAGTAATATTATAATTAAATAATTCTCTTTCATTAATGCTGCCTAATAATGAAGATAACGGTGACCAAGCCATTACGTAATTAATACAAACTGTCCATTACTTGAAACGCGTTTGTGATCCCTCATTGTAAATGCATTAAATCGATTTGCTGTATATTTAAATGATACATGAATCCATACAGTATTTTTACCAGAATATTCTAAAAGTATTTGGTCATACGGTACCATTTTAGCTAATTGACATGCTGCTTCATAGTGTTGTTCTCTACTAAATCCTGGTATGACGATATCTGCAGCTTGACCTAGATAATGTTGTGATGTAGCACTTGATCCTCTTACATCGCCCGGTCTTCTAAAGCCAGATGTAATGACCATATTAGGATATAATTCAGCAAGTGGTTCTAATACGTTTTCACATAAGCCTTTTAGATTACATACGATTTCATTTTCTGTTAAACCTTGTTGAGGTTTAGGCATACGTGAACCATTCTTTGTTAATGCACTTAATGTAAAGTGCTTAGTTAAATATAAATCTGGTGTAAACTTTTCAAGGCCATTAATAATGGCACATGATTGAGGCAGTGCTGTAACACTATTTCTTGTAACTGCACATGTTTTTTGTGTAGTACCATAATTTTGTTGTTCTGGATCTAATGTACCTTCATTAATACGTTTAGCAATGTATGCAGTAGGATCACCTTCTTCTGGTGTTTCATAGTGAGCAGCAGCTTCTACACCTCGAGTAATCACTTGTAATTCTTTAAATGATGGCATAACTGGATCATATGCTAATGGTGTTGTTAATCCTGAAGATACCGCAACTCCACTGTTAAAGTCAATACGTGTTGCATCACCTGCAATATTACCTGACGCTGTCATATCAACGTTACCGCCATGTGCTTCTAAATTAATACTTGCGGCTTTAACTTTATATGAACCAAGTACTGATGTTTCCATGCTACCATGAACATGCGTTTTAGCATTACCCATAACTTCAATATTTGTATCATTATTAACTTTAACATTCCAATTACCATCGATAGTAATATTACCTGAACCTTTAACATAAACATAATCGTTACGTTCTAGTATTTCATAGTTATCACCAACAATCTTTTCTACTTTAGTGCCATTTGAATCTATCTCAAAGAATGTACCTTTTGTATGATAGAGATGAATACGTTCTGAATGTTTTGTATCATCAAATTCGAATACATGACCAGATTCTGATTGATAAACATGGTTATATGGGTATGTTGCATTGTATGGTATAGGTGATTGATCCCATGTTACATTAAATGCAGTTACTACGCCTTTTGTTCTTGTTAATTCTTTCTTACGAACAATTGTTTTCTTTATATCTTCATGTCTTGCAAGTTTATTTGTATCTGGTTCAAATTTATAAAGAGGATATTTGCCATTAGGATCTCTAAACCCAAATACCATTTTAAGGCCATTATCTAATTGACCTGACGCAGTTGTACTAGAATCGACTGTAGGTATAGCTGCTTTAACTGGAACAAGATCACCTGTGGGCCCTGGAATGCCCTCAGCAATAAACTTATCTTTCTCTGCTAGGCGTTTTCTTAATTCACCTTGATCAATTTCACCATTAACTTTTGCTTCTTCAGCAAATCCAGTTGCTGCAGCAAGATAATCATTATTATTAAGATCTGATACAATCGATGAACTATCTAATGCTCCTGCTTTATTATATTCTAATGAAACAAGAGAATCAAACATTGATTGCGTTATGTCAGATTTAACTTGGCTTTTTACTTTTGCTTCTGCAGCTGCAAGTTTAACGTCTTGATAAGAAACTGAGCCTGTTAATTCATTTGCAGTTTGTGAAGAAGTAGTAAATGAGGATGCTGCTGCTAAACCAGTTGATTCTTCTGCTAGTGGACCTGATGTATTTTTAAAAAGATCACCCTTTTTTGTTGACAGAGTTTGTTCATCTGTTCCTGGAAGATAACCATCTTCCTTAAGAATCATTTCAGTATCATCATCATCTATTGCACCATCTTCTTGAGGTATACCGCCAATTGTACCAACAATAATAGGTTGTTGTTCATATTGATCTCTGAACATAACAATAACCCAAGATCCTTCAACTGGACCTAATGGAGAATGTCCTATTCCAGAAATTCCTGCTGATGTAACTGGTTGTAAAGGATATGCCCAAGGCAAATCTTCTGTTTTAATGTAAGTTTTATCATGTGTATGTAAACCAACAACACGTACTTGACACCGTCCTAGTTTAAAAGGATCTTGTCTATTTTCAACAACGCCTGTATATAATTTCATCATAATTATTCTTTATCCAAATCTAACAAATAGGAATCTTTAATAAGTTCCATTACACATTCATGATTTTCTCTTGTAATAAAATGATTTAATGAGCTTATAATATAATTTCCAGATAAAATCTTATCTATAGTTTCATCTTCATCATCTTTCATTTTTATAGGAGCATTTTTTGTTAATTCTAAATATACTTTATCTCCAACAGTATAGTCTGTTCTTCCTGGTACAGTGATCTGAACTTTATTTAGTTGTGCTAAATTAATTTGTGATATTCTTTGTTGTATACTTCTACTAGCAGTTACATCTTTATAACCATTAAATGTTCCGTAATGTGATTTTGAATTAAATAATTTTTGTACAGATCTTCTTATACTGTTTGATGAAACCGGAGGAAAATTATTTAAATGAGGAAAATTATCATAATCATCTAACATATCAAAGTTTTTAACTGTGTACTTTTTAGTTACTAGATCATGTTTAATCTGTCTAGATCCCATCATACCTGATTTTGCACGATCAATATAATCATACAATACTGGAACGTCTATACTAGTAATTCTTCTATATTCTTCAAACACGTCTCGAGTTGCAGAACCATCTTTATTGACTTTTCTGAAATATCCATCAGAAATAAAGTTTTGTTTAACGCTACCACCATATAATGTTGATATTGATAAAAAGTTAAAACCTCTTCTATTTTCAAAAAATAAATAATCTGATGCATCAATTGCATTTTTTGCAAGTTGAGAAAGATAATTTAGATTTGTTACTGGTGACCAATAGTTAGAAATATACTTAGTTCCATTTGCTGATTCATCAAAATAAACATCTTTATTAGATTCTAAACCATGTAGTTTATCTTTAATAAAACTTTGAGCAAGATCTGTAATTTTTCCTTCAAAAGCTTTACTTACCTTTTTGTTTACATCAACTAATGCTTCTCTTGACATAAAATGGATTTCATATAATAAATTTCTTTCGCCAGCCTTTGTTCTATTTTTAACTTTAGTAATAACAAACTGCTCATCAATAATCATGCCTTTATCTTCAAATGAAGGAGTTCTAAGCGTAAAGGTAATATATTCCTCACCGATAAGTGGGAAAAGGTTTGTGTAATCTAAGGTTTCTCGAATAACAGCAATTCCAGATATGAATGGAGCAAACATATCTTCATAAAATTCAATCGCCATTACTTGGTTTTTGACATCTTGTGAAAAGCCTTTTGCGGTGATAATTTCAGCTTTGTCAATGTTAATATCGCCGGCAAAGCGTATTACTTCATCATTTTTCATTATATACTATCTTTAAAATTCTTTAGAATTGTTTGTAATAATTCTGGAGCAATTAATTTAATTCTTCTTTTCTTTTCATTTTCTGAAGTTTCATAATCATAGTTAGAAACAGAAGTTGCTTCAGCATTTGAAGAATCTACTATGTTTCCATTTGAATCAATATAATGGTGAATATTATATTCATTTCCTGCTCCATATTTTTCAGTAATATGTTGCTCTAAGTTATATGATGATAAAGGAAAGTCATTAATATAATCGTAACGTTGATTACATAACATTATAACCCAATGATATGTTGCTGAACCATAAACTTTTTCTGCTATAATTTCTGGTGTTTCACCATCTCTAATATCATATTCATCATATAACGTAATATTTTCAAGTATTTCTTTTCTTACACGTACATTCTGTGTAATATCTTTTACTAAAAAATATTTATCCTCACCATTTATTTTAAAATCATATAAAAATTTTGGAAACTTTTTAAAATACATTATAAGCCACCTTTAATTGTTTCTTTTGTAAGTGGTAGAAGTTCTCTAAATGTCATAACAACATTAACTTGAGTCGGTGCACCGCCAGGGAATGAATTAAATCTTCCTTGAGGTGTGTAATTAACATTCAGTTCTGTTAATACACAAGACGTATGTTTATGAATATTAGGATTTTCTTGATTACCATGATAATAAACAACATCAAATTCAGAAGGATAAACATACAAAAACGCATTTGCATCTTTATATTCTGGGTGCATATGAAATTTTAATTGATATATAATATTTTGGACATTCTTCATTTCTGTAGGTGAACGTGGAAAAAATTGATAATCAATTTGAAATGTTCTAACATCTACACTTTTAAATAATTGTTCTTTACGAGGGTTAGGTGCAATTCTTCCTAATCGTTGTAGCATTTTACCACCGGGCATATCTTTTTGCAATGCAAATGCAGCAATACCTGATGCAAATTTATTTGTTAGTTCCTTGTCTTGCGTATCTTTAGCTTCATTTTCAGCACCAAATAACATTCCAGCTCCAGCTTGGCCTAATGTGCCTATTAATGCATCATCTAAAACTTCTTCTTCTTGATAGTTTGCGCTATATCTAATATTTAATTGATTAGGCATATGCAATTTAATTGCTGTTTTTAATCTGCGTGTT